GTTGTCTCCCGGGCACTCTCCGACACCCCAGTTGACTTCATTGGCGCGCTGCGACGGGCGCGTCCGTTTCTCAAGCACTTTCTCGCGAGGTGGGATCGTGATGCTTCCGGGTTTGCACCCGGTATGCTCCTCAAGGCTCTTAATGAACTCTCGCTGACAGAACTCAGCGAACTTGGCCATATGGGGCCCCCGCTTCTTCGTGTTGCCTTCGCCCAAATGCTCCTCCACGCCCTTCTTGAGGGCTGCTTCATTGGAGGCGATGACACCGTAAGTTGCGGTCCCAGTCACGATACTTGGCGCCTGCTGCACAGCCTTCGCCGTGCGGTCCTCTTCCGGCTCCTCGGCGCCCATGTTGTCCCGCGCGAAATTCTCGGCCTCGTAGTATACGATGCAGGGGCGTTCCTCGGGAACGCCCAGCACCTTGAGCAACTCGAGGAGACTCGTGCAGTCGGGGGCGGAGACGGTGCCGCCTGGGAGGAAGTCCTTCATGAAGAGTCCCAGGCGTTGGAGGATCTCTCGCGATGTGAGCCCGTGCGCCTTGCCCCCGTTGGCATGGAGATGCTCGAGGTGGCGCAATACCGGCGGCGTGATGGTAGCGGTGCCGTCGGCGGAGGTCTCATCTTGGTAGCGCGTGTAGACGTAGTGTTTCTTGCCCTTGGCGACCCTCATCACTAGCACAGGGTGCTTCGTGAATTGTCCGACGACCTTCACGTTCTTGCAAGGGCCAGGCTCCTGGTGCAGGTCGTGGAGATACACACCGTGCGCGGCATAGTTGAGCCTATCCGCGACCTCGAATGGCATGTTCACCCAGCTCCGCATGCACAGGAACACAGTCTGTCGGTTGATGTCGCGCCTGCAGCGCTTGACCACGTCGTAGATGCCATAGCCCGTGCCAGCGGTGTTTGGAATGTGCACAACATCGTTGGCGCCGAAGTCCCAGGAGTGCTGGTTCTCGAACACGCCGGAAGTGTGATTCCCGCCGATGGTCTCGGTGAATAGCGCATAGCCGTTCTTGTCGACGCCAGTACAGCGCCATGTCGACTCTGGCGTCTCACCCGAAAGGCTGTCATACAGCGAGGACGTGACAACGATGTCCTCGCCGGCGAATGGCCGCAGACTGGTCCGATAGGTGATATCATCCATGAGCGTGTTGACGTACTTAGGCTCAGCACCATTGAGCTTCTCCTTGAAGGTGTCGTGGTCTGGCGATGTCGCAGGCCCGAGATGGCCGAGGTCTTTGTGAGTTATGACCTTCCTAGCCCCGCAGGCCCGCCTGTCGCGAGATGCAGCAGATATGTCAGGATCGCGTCGCACCATACCCGCGGCCGTAATGAGCTCGTTAATCGCGACCGTCTCGAGGTGACGGTGGGCGGCCAAGGTCGGGTGGGTGCTTTGGCTGGTAGGGCTGACGTTCCAGGCCTCGTCTTGGGCCGTGGTCATCTTGTAGTCCTGAGCCAGCTCGAGAAATCGGGTGGAGCGGTCGACTCGCATGTTAAGGCTAGACGGCACGAGAGCGTCAAAGCCATGCAAGGGGACGTTCGATGCACAGGCGCCCGACGAATGCAGCGTGTAGGAGCGCATCAGCGCACCATGCCAGAACTGGCGCTCGGTCACGACCCGGAGCTTGGCAGACTTAGTCATCTCCAGGTCGGCGTCACCATTCACGCTGAAGAGTTTGTCGAACTCCACGAAAGCGTCGCCATGCCATATCTTGTCTAAACCGCGCCGCACTTGGTCAGGCAGATACGACGTGCAGGCTTCCCAATACCCGTAGTACCAAAGCCGCTTAAGCGTCAATGGTTGGGAATCGTGCTGGTCCACGTGCTGGCGCACCGCACGCTTCACCGCAACGAAAGCCTCGTCGATAGTCCGCTTGCCCGAGTGCCTGCACAAGTTGGGGTCGTCGTAGTCCAGCTTGTGCTCGGTGAACGGGGCTCCCACCTGTTGAGACAGGCGCACCTCATTCACTCGCGCTTCGAGTTCCGCCCTACTCATCTTAGGCGGAGGCACGTCGCCCATGACGGACTCGTGCGAAGAAGAAGTTGCCGCAGGTTTTTCTGCCCGGAAACCAAGGCTTACTTGCTCTGCGTGAAGCGGCTCATGGGACACGGGCAACTCATGGCCGGGAATACAGCGGTGCAACGCACGGCTAAACCCGTCCACGAGGTCACTCGTGAATGTGCCGATCATACGTCCGTAAATGCTTTCCAGGCTGGACGCAGCAAAAGAAAATGGAAAAGAAAATTGAGTTTTGGCGGTAGAGCCGCTCTCTCCAGAGCACCGAACCAAATAGGCCACAAG